CTGGATGAGATTAAGTCGATGCTGAAGCAGGGGAAGCCCGTCAGGACAAAAACGGGCAGGGTGATCAACAAGGTTAATGAAATTACTTTGCATGACAAAAAGGATGAGACTAATCGCCTAGGCAACGAGGCGCAGTCTCGACTGGCCAGGGAACGCGACCAGGAAGTGTGGGAGCTGGTGAAAAGCTACGTCGATCGCGGCATGAACATGTCCGAGATTGCGAGGCAGCTAAATGATGGTGGAGTGCCGACGCCGGCACAACGGAGAAAAGAGAATAGGATAATCAAAGGTATTTGGTATCCGCAAACCGTTAAAAATTTATTAAAGAGACAGGGAGTGATAAAATGACTGAAGAAACAAAAATTGCAATTGCCGCTTTGCGTAACGAGTACGCACGGAAATTACTTATGTTTGAATTAGAAATGAATAAGGTTGATAAAAAAGACAGAGATGTTGGTTGTAAAATAAAAAAGGCAATTAGAGAATACTCTATGAGCTCGCCCAATAAACGTAATTTTATCATGCATTGCTGCCTGGCTACACTTAACAAAAAATGCATTTCAGTTCCAGAGACCCAAAAGTTACTTGGCATGTCTAGGCAAGGAATGACTAACATGATTAAGGAATGCGTTGAGCCAGAATGGATTTTACTAGACAAAAATGAAGCTGGTTACCGCCGCGTTAAAGCAACACCAATTACCTTGGAATGTTGGATGGATTATGCAGATTACGTTCATTCAAAGGTTGATAAATTTGACTTTGTTCATATCAATGCGTCTCGCCGCGCCATGCAATTGTTACTAACAATGCAGAGCGATTAAACGTGCCAAGTTACTTGGTGCCAAGCTACTTGGTATTGAAAAGGAAACAATAATGAGACATTTTAAAGACAGGAGGAAGACATGGCTCGAAAAGATAAATATCGAGAGATCGACATAAACTGGCATGGGAACCCATCGCGGAAGCTAAAGCTGAATAAAACTATGTATAAAATCAGCAGTGGGATGATGAAGTGGAAACGACGTATCAATATCCCCATGTGGCATCCTGATCATGTAGGCAAGGCAGCGAACATATTGAGGGAATACGCCGATCGAATTGAAGCCATCACTAAGTCTAACTCTATGCGTGGTTCTGACCGGACCATGCTGGCTCAACAAATCTTGGTAGAGATGAACCACCAGTTCGGTATGATTTCTCCCCAAGATCCCAGAGCTCCGGCAGCGGAGCAATATGAATACATAAATGGGAACAATCACGCGACCGACACAAACGGGTTTGACGACCTGGCGAAGCGAGACGAGCTGAAGAACGACTATTAAACCGTATCTGGAGTTTTTAAAAAGGTATCAGGTACATTTAACACATTGAGGAGAGCGTAATGCTAACAAAATATAAGCGGCTTTCTGAAAATATCAGAGGTTTTCGCATAATATATATTATTTTGAAATATTCTGATGTATCAGAAATCCTAGTTAACCTAACTAACCTAACTAAACAGACTAACCTAATTAAACAGATTAGAATTATTTTAGAAGAAACTCTCGCTGCCGCAAGTATCTTCGCCATCGCTTTTGCATGGCTGTTGGTAGCGAGGGGGCTAGGGTGGCATTAAATAAATTTACGTTTAACGACGGCGACGATAGTGAATTCGATGAGGCTTATGAAAAACTTATAAATGAGATCCTTGAGCAGCTAACAGTCGCCCTGGCAAATATAGGCAAGTGGGAAGCCATGAAAGAAATGGCCTCCGAAAGTTTAGCTCAAGCTATGGTCGGTTTAGAGATCTCTAAGATCGAAACACCATTTTTACAGATCGATGTTGGTAAAGGCGGAAAACGTGTCGAGGTAACTTTTACGGAAAAAGACGCAGAATACGAGGTGTACCATTGAAACACCCATTGTCTAAACCACAAAAAGAAATCTACGATTATTTCTGCGAATTCTATAAGCGCTATCCGGAGCATCGAAGCCCGACGCTCCGAGACATGGCAACCGGTCAAGTTGACGGGATCCAGGTCTGCAAGGAGCGAGCCAGCCGGCAAAGCATCTATCCACACGTCCGGACGCTAATCGATAAGGGTTACATCAAAGAAAAATTTTATCGTAATAAACCGTATTGGATTTTAGCGGAGGCCGACGATGAATGAGATGGATCCGCTCGCCAGAATGAAGGCAGATGCTAAAGAGGCAAACAGAAGGCTCCGCCGAAAGTGGGGCATGAAAGTAGAACCCAAGCCAAGCCTGGAAACACTAAGCAAGCAAGCTGAGCGCGTTAATGAATTGCTAAAGAAAGGAAACAGGCGAGATGCCATTGCAGGAATGCTGAACATATCTCTGGCTCACGTTGGGCGCCTTTGTAGAGAATACGGATTGCCCAGAGAGGAGTAAATGAAAAGACTTATTTTAAAAATTTATTGGGATAAGGGAAAAATGAAAAATTATGAATTTACATTTGACAGCGAATACGGCGTTTACTTTGGAATGATCCAGGCGAAAAATGAAAAAACATTTTTGGAGCAGCTCCGTAAAGAATACCCACACGACAAAGGTGCGGACGGTTTATTTCATTGCCCTGACACTGGTGACGAAAAACCGATAAAGTGGGGAGAACTGTAGATGCTTACAAAACAGAAACTGTGTCTAAAAAAATATTTTCGGCACAAGGATGTTGAGATCGATATGCTTGAGGAACAAATAAAATCTCTTGAGGCTTCATTAAAAAAGATAAGAGATACGGCCAAGGTACATAATGACGTCGAAGAGAGCTGGTATATCGAACAACTGGCAGAAGAAGCGTTACAAAAGAAGGAGCCCCAGTAGGGCTCCTTTTAACTTATCATCGACAAAGATTTTTCCAGCGTTTCTTTATTGCGCCTGGACCAGCCTCTTCCAAAAGTTTTGTAATCATCAAGCTTACGATAAAAGCTCTCTCTAGCGTCGTAATACTTTTCTATCAGCTCCTTTGGTTCGTGATCGTGCATGGCCTTTAAGGTTTGATTACCGATCTTGCCATCTCTCGTAACCGCCAGGACACGTTGCAGGAGCTTGGCACCCCTAGAAACTCCGGCATTCACACTCATGTCACAGACCGAATAATCCAAACCGCTAAAAAGGTCGTTTCCGCGTATCGGCGTCCAGTAGTTTTTTTCGTAGAACGGCTTCACGTCTTCCTTAGTTAATTTTCTCATCACATCTTTAGGAGCTGGCTCGCCGGTGTACCTTGCCCAGTTGTAAGCAGTGACGCCCAGCATAGTAGATCCCTGGTTGCCGTGGCCGTCTTCCTTATTTCCTTTATCAAGTTTATTGTCAGTAAAACCACCCTCGTGCTTAATAAGCATTTCGAAAAAATCATTCCAATTATCTTTCATTTCTTTGCCTCCAAATATAATCGCCAGCAATTGACGATCGTGTTTATGCTGACCATCGTCAGCAATACTGCTTGCCAGGTTTCCATTATTTCATTCTTTCCCTAGCTACGCCTTTTGACTTCTCAAAACTTCTCATTCCTCCTAATCCTAAAAGTGCTAAAGTTAGGGTCATTAATTCTTCGCTATTGAGACTAGGAAGGGGAGTATCTGGAGCCCAGATAGACGTTGCCCATTCAGCCAGGGGCATCAGGAAAAAATTCGTCAATAAGCCGAGCGCACAGATCCACATAATTGCAGGGCGAGCTCCGGCTACAAAGAGTGAACTATGCTTCGCTTGCTCTACGTTAGCGGCTGCCTGGGCCGCTTGTAATCCTATTAAAGATTGCTCCAGCTCAGCTTTAATTTTGTTTTTTGCATCTTTATCCTCAATAAATTTATCAAGAATAGGAGCTGCCGCTCCAACAAGTTGACCGATCATTCTGATTTACTCCCCATTGATTTGCTCGATAGAGCGAAGTACGCGCCCACCAGACCCGATAAAGCCAGGTATTGAACCTGGAGGACCCCAGAAGCTTCATTCATCCTGGAGGGGTCGTAGATCGTCGCTGCCGTCGTCGCGCAGAGCATAAATAATGCTATGTACGACATGCGTCTTTTATTGGTTTGGTAGGCCATTTTGTCAGGAACTAGTTCGTTCATTTTCTAAAATCCTTATTGCTAGTTTTTTACATGAAGTTTGAATTACAACCCGTCCATTTTTATAAACAATCCATCTGTTACGTTTCACCTCAATTATCTGCATCCAGTAGCCGAATGCATTCGATGACCATTGAATTAGATGTGACGAGAATTTTGGCTTTATCTCGTTCCACCAAACACGTTTTTTCGTTAGGGTAAAAATCCAGCACATAATGCTGAAGCTGGTCATGGCGTATAAAATGAAACCACACTAGCGCGTAGGCTAAATGATGCATTGCCAGCATTACCATTTTAGGTAATCCTTAACGTCGATGTACCCCAAATGTTGGAGATACCAACCAGCGCCCACAAACGCGCCCAGGAGAAGCAATAAAATTGAGACGACTGTCAGTGTCATTTCTTGCCTTGCCTGGGCAGCTCGACGCTCTCTGGCTTCCTGTTCGCGCCTTTCGACTAATACTTCTTTCCTTATTTTCAGAAGCTCCAGCCATTTGCTGCGCCCATAGGTATTTGACACCCATTCCTGGAGCTCGCGCTCTTGTTCCTCATATGCCATTTTATCCGACCAGGTGGATAGAGCTTCTTGGTTTACGCTGACAAATTTTTTATCCATTTTTTTAGAATGGTTCTTTTTTGCCTGGTCGGCTCCGTCAAAGAATTGGCCAATTTGTTTTGATAGAGAGCTGATGGCCCTGCCGGCACTTATGCCAGCCTTTATTGATGCGACCAGGCTCACGGGATCCATAATTACATCCCGTCTGAGTTAATTGGGCGGCGTGTGAGGTATTCTATTGTATTTTCTAGGGTCTTAATCCTAGCTTGCAGTTTGATGATTTGATTGAATTGAAGTAGGAACCCTTCCTGCGTTTCGTACACATCGTCAAATTCTGAATTGAGCTGATCCTCAAGATCATCAATAGTGGTGTAGATTTTTTCAATCGTTTCACCGCCATCTTCCTCAACCTCAATTATATATTCTATGATTTCTTCTATTTGTTCTGTGTTATGTTCTACATCCCTAATTAAATTAGTTTTATCAGCTTGGTTGTTCTGTATATTCAAAATTTCCACTTCTGACTGTAATGCTTCAATAATAGACGCTTGATTTGAGGCATACCAAATGGAACCCCCAGCCGCACTAAGTATGGCAATGGAAAATGTGCCAGCGGTCAGGATATTTACCTTGGGTAATTCCATACTAATACCCGTTAGCTATTAGCTTGCTATAATCGCCGGACATTAATTTCTTTTTGATGTACTCGTTCAGCTCCTGGCTGCCTATTTTAGCGCCGCACTCTTCCATCCATTGTTCGATGACGACATATGGTATTGAACCAACAAGGCGCATATCTGATTTCTTGTTGTGACCGTCGATGTTGCGCTCTTTGTTAAAATCTAAAATGCGCTGAACGTCCTGGCTACGATTAACAATTAATTTACCGTCCTCATCGAGGAGTTTTGTTTGTACGCTCATTTTTTAGCTTTCTTTTTCTTTGGGGCTTGGCCGCCCTCCCAGCTCTCGTTGTAGTCAGGGGTAGAGGGGTCGTCGGCTTTTAGTTGGCCTTTAGCGTTTCTTGCCCGTTTGATTTTTACTTCAAGCGCAAAGCCAGCCTCTAACAGTGCCTGGCCTTCTTCTTCGCTTACTTCGATCTTGTCGCCTTTCATGGCAGGAGATCCAGCCGCCCAGGGTTTTCGATCGGTAATAATTTCAACTTTCATAACAGGTTCCCATATCTGGTACTTTTAAATTTAATATATCGGCTATTAGTTAATTAACCAAAAATAGATGGGGCATTTCTGCCCCACCAAATTTTATGATGCGTTGACGTCTGCCACGATCCCATGTGCTTTTTGCGAAGTCACCTGGAGCCCGTATTCGCAGGAAATTAATCTCCGCTCTGACAGACCATTTTTCGCTAACGGCTCTTGCTTAGCAGTCTGCAAGTAAACCACTTCCGCGTGTGACGGATCCATAACAAGAACGTCCGGTGTATAATCAACACTAGACACTGTCCTAGTCCGCATATGCCGGTTCGGCACGATCTGAAGTTCGCCAAAGTCACTACATGCCCTTCAGTTAGATACGCTACTCTCTAACCCGCCTTTCGGCTGCTACGGCTTGATCTTTCTACATACGCCGCAGATGAGACTATATCTTCACCCGTTCTGGGTGGCTTCCGCTTCGAGACGCTTGCCTCTACTCCCTTTCGGGATAGTCGTTGCACCTTCCTGATTTCTCAGGCTTGGCTCATGATTACCCATGTCTGGGCTTCCCATGAATTCAAAAGCTTGCATTTATATATTCCTATACAAAGACACTAGTTATTTAAAGACGCTTAGTTAATGTATACGTCTATGGCGGCGTTCAGTTTGCTATCTTCTGCCTCTTTGTAACGTGTCGCGTTACCAGTGAAGGTAGAGATTTTTTGCTTCTGAGCAGAACCACACATAACAACAGATGGTGTGGCACCTTGCTCCCAGCAACCCTTAATGACTTCTTTTAAAAGAGCTTCAGTAAGAGCACGGAGAGTTCCGTCAGTTGCAGCCGCGTTAACATGACCAGCTTCACCGGTTCCTGATGTTGTGCCGTTAGCACCAGAACCACCACGAGAAACGTTAGTAGTTAGGTAAGCCGGAAAACCAGCGGTTGCTCTTGCAGTACCGGCAGCGCCAGCGTTAGCTGCTACGTTGTCGAGCATCATAGCTTCCATGTCACGCTTTAGCTCCTGCAATTTGTAAGCAATTTGCTTTGCGGTAGTCTGTGCATTTGCAACACCGTTAACTGCGTTGTTAGTTGATGATACTTCTGACACTTTCGCACTGATCTGGGTATATCCCCCTTTACGAACAGCATTGGTAGGGGCCGTATTCCCTAAAGCGTCGCCCTCTAGCTGACGGTTCGCTCCCGTTGCTGCAAGGTCAACTTCACTCCACTCAAAGTAAGTATTGTCAACGTTGCGTGAGCCAATTGTGCTCATAAAAATTGTGTCTGTTGGGGTGAGAGATGTCATTGCAGAATGCAAATCTTCTCTTATGGTTGTGACGTCATACGTCTTGTTGGTCTGAGCTGCTACAGCCATGATATTGTCCTTTCACTATGACAAGAGAAATTTTGCAACGTCATCGACGCTGCCAGATTTTTGCATACTCTCTTTCACCTTCGCTTTTTGCTTGGCGTTGTATGCAGTGGCTTTTTTCTTTGCCCCAGCTTTAACGGTGCCCAGGCTCTCTTTTTTACCGGAGGTTGCCTTTGCTTTTTTCTGAACCAATTGGCGGTAGCGCATCGCGTCATGCATAGCCAGGATGTATCGATGATCCCTTACTGATCCGAGTTCTTCGGGAGTAAAGCCATAATATTCTCCTGCCTCCGCAATACCCTTTTTGATAACTTCACCCTTATTGGGATCCACAATCTCAGGGAGCTTTTGCGATAGCAATTGCGCCTGGTTCATTGTGTACTCTTGTAAACGAGCTTCGTGAGCAGCGTTTTGCTGCGTCTTTAGATCGTTCACTTGAGCGACTTTGGCGTCGTAGGATTTTTTGCTCTCGTCGTATTTAAGCTTTTCCTGCATGTAAGCAATCGGGTCGCTATCAAACAGGTCGGCAGACGGTGGAACAGGCTCCTGCAAGCCTTGGTCTTTCGCTTGGTTAAAGAAATCCAACATTTGTTGGCGTTGCTGATTAAGTTGCTCAAAATCACTTTTGTAGTTTTTTTCTACGGTTGCGATTTCTTGCATCTTTCTTTGGATATAATCTTGACCAGCGTTATCCCGCTTTAGTTCCCCCAAGGTCTTCTTTCTCATTTCACCGTCAGATTTGTATTCAATCACAGTGTCATCAGAAAGCTCTAAAGAAACGTCGGTGCCTTTATCTTCAATATCCTCATCATCTGCCTCGAACTCCAGTAAATCACTGTCGTCGTCGGCTTCTTCTACTTCCACTTCTTCCGGCTCGTTAGTCGGCTCAATCTCTTCTTGAGGTGTATCCTCGATTACTTGCTCGGTTTCGGTTTCTGCTTGTTCGACATGGGTATCTGGTACTTGTAAAATGTTTTCCAGAACTTCTGTCATTTGATTAGTCGCTTCACTCACGGTACTAACTCTTTCTATATTGTAGGAGCGTCTCTGCCGTCACGACGGCGTCGAGGTGCGCTTCCATTTGGTTAACGGCTCGCAGAATTGCATGAGCCTCCTCACGCCGCTCAATCTCGTCGGCGGCACTGTTTGCAAAAACCTCTTTTTGGTTTTCGCGAACCTCTTTCAGTAATGTCTGAAACGTAGCATTTTTCTGTAAAAATTTTGCGTCGTCAGCTTTGATATTACTGTTGTCCATTATTCATTCCCTGTTGTGCGATACCGGCAACGGTCCGCATTTTGTCTTGCTCAGCTTTGATGGCCGCCACGTCCACTGTCGCGCCGTACTGGCCGGCAATCTTAGCTGCGTTGACCATCAAGTCCTGGGCCATTTTATCGCGCTCACGATCGTCCTGGGCGGTTGCCTTGGCTGCTTCTAACTGGAGCTTTGCCATGTCCGTGCCGGCTTTTGTTTGCGCTTTCATTTGCTCAGCCTGGAGATAAGCCGCGTTTGGATCCTGTTGTTGCTGAGCCATCGCCTGTTGTTGCTGTTGTTGTTGCGCGAGCATTTGCTGCTCGATCTCCTGGTTTATCGGCGCGAAGTATCTGTCGCTGTTTCTGACGCCGTTGACGGCCAATATATCCGCCAGGGAGTTCCTAATGTTCGTCAGACTAACCAAACCATTTTGCGCCCCGTACTGGCCGTATACTTGCATTTGTAACTGTAGGGCTTGCTGGAGAGCTGCTACGCGCTCATCCTCGCGTCCTGTTCCTAGTCCGACGTTAATGCTGACGTCGTAGGTTAAATCAAATGTTGTTGGATCGACAGGAACAAACACGCCGTTAAGCTTCATAATTTTTTCTTCATCAAAATTTTTGTGTGTCAGCTCCAGCAATAACTTAAACAGATCCTTAAAGCCTTCCGCAATATTTCTGCACATCACTTCGACCTGGCCGGCAGCCGCTTCAACAGCCGCTGTTACTGCGCTTTTTGTTGTCGATTGGAGCGCGTCAGGATTAAGCGCAATATTTTGACTTACACCAGATTTAGCCTCGACCATTTTGTCCAGGTAGGTTAGGGCGCTCAGCGTTTGACCGGCAACAAAAGGCACTGACATATCCTGCACCTGTCCAGGCGCATTCATTCTGATTAGTCCTCCTATCTCATTGTTAAGGAGATCCTCGACGGCGACCTGGCCGTTGACGAAGCCTATTCTGGGCGAGTTAGTCAACGCGACGTTATCTAGTATTCCGCGCAAAACGCTGGTGGCCGCGTCCTGGTCGTCGCATAACTTTTCTGCCAGGGAATGGCCGTAGAAACTGTGCGGCTCCGGATCGACTTCAATTTTAACTAATGGAACGCGCTCGCAGGGCTCGTAATCCATCAGCTTGTAAGACGTTCCGCCCATAACAAATTTATGCAAAACTGGTACGCCGGTGCCGTCAACATCCAGGCGCATGTACGCCTCCGTGATTAACACGTTTTTCATTGCCGGATCTAAGGCATTTTCATCGTCGTCGTTGTTATTGTTATAACCGCGTCGCTGGGATTTTTCTTCCTGGAGAACGCCAGTGTCACTGTCAAAACTATCCAGATCGTAAACGATCTCAGGATCAAAACCCATCTCCACAACGTCACCAGCTCTCATCTCGGTGCGGTGGGCGACACAATAGGCACTATCAATATCTCTGGCTTCCCTAGAAATGAAGAACTCCTCACTAGGAACGCTCTCCAAGCAAAGCTCGCCTTTTGTTTCTGTTCGTTGAATTTTGACGCTGAAATAAGGCGCGTCGTCTTCCTCGTTCATTTCCGACGATTGCTCTAATACTTCGACGCCTGGCTCGTTAACCAGCAAGGTCAGCTCGTCAGCCGTCAGGTCAGTAAACATATGAATTTTGGCTTTTGGGTAAGTCTTGTAATACGCCTTCGCTATTCCTTGTTTCTTAACCAGGGCGTCGTGTATCAAATCGTTTAAAATTTTATAGCCGTTTAACCTTTGGAATTCGTGATGAATAAAATCCGTAGCTTGCTCGGCAATCGCCACGTCGTCCGGTCCTTTTGGTACGAATTCCACCGGCTTGTCGGTGCTCATAAACACACGCAATATTGAGGGTTTCACGCTTTGGATCGTATCCCTTACTTTGCTGGAAACCACGCGGCTTCGGCCTTCCTCGTGACCCAGCGAAGTTTTTCCATCCATATACTCGGCGTTTTTAATTCTTATTTCGCTGATTTCCGTTTCCACGAAATCCACCGCATCTTCAACGGCGCTCGAAACAATGCTTTCAATCTCGTCAAAAGTTTTTTCTCTTAGTTCCATGCTATTCCTTACCCGTATATTTTTGGATGGCAGTAGTGCCGGCGGCAGTTGAAAATAATGTGTTGAGTATTTTATCCACTAAGGTTCGATCACCCATGCGAGCTGCCTCATCAAGCAGGGTGGAGACAACCTGGTCACGCTCACGACCCTGCAATGTTAAAATTTGACCGATCTGCTTGTTAAGGTTGCCCCTAGTTCTACTGTATAAAATTTCGTCTATTAGTGCGTTAATTGGCGCGTCAAACAACGCTCGCTTTCCTCTGCCTAATACGCCTGGCACTTCGCCGGTTGCATCATCCGCTAAATCGCCGACTGATTTTTTAGCTTCAAATCTAAAAGCAGTTTGAGCCCCGTCAATCGCTATGTTTTTTGTCTTAGCAAATTCGGCTTCTGCCATTAAACGCCTGGTAACTTGTTGAGCATTCGTGCGCCCAATTATCATTTCTAATTTTTCTGCATTCCAAGACTTACCAAATTCTGCCCAGGCAGCCGCCGCGTCATTTCTTGATGTTCCCATTAAAGCGCCAATATATTCGCGAGCTCCAGCTCTAAATGCATCTTCCTCGGCGCCCGTCATTTTTTTGAGTTTTGCTTCCAACATTTTTGGGCTTATGGCCGACGCTTTACCGCCAGAAAATACTTTTGTGCCATCTTCAATTGCACGATCTATATCACTCGCTTCAGCCCATTTAGATCTGGCTACAGCGTAACCCTTTATCTCGTCTAACTTATCGTCAATTTTATCCAGGAAAACTCCTAGATTAGCTCCAACACCAGTATCGCCAGCTCTATAAGCTTGATCTTTCGAGGCGTTTAATTCCACTCTCACATTATGCAATTTTGCTGCTGATAAATTACCTTCTTCACCTAAATCACTGAGCAGCTCGTTTAAGGCAGTTTTTGATCTTTTTGATGCGTCGGCAGAAGTTTCGATAATTGCGTCTCTAATATCTTGAACGTCAAAAGTTTGTGTACTTGCTTTAGCCTTTTCATACATAGGGCTTATAACAGTATCTTTGTTTTGCTTGTTTGCCACTGAAGCTAAAAATCCAGCATTCGGTTGATCTATATATTGGTCAAAATCAGCTTCAATACGAGCTCCGGCACCTTGAGATCTTTTTAGTATATTTCTTCTAAGCGTGTTGGATCCCTGGCCCTGGATAGTTGCTATGCCGGTTGCCAATCCTTGCGGAGCACCCTCAACGTCAGCCAGCATACCTTCCGGACCTAAACTGTCTAAATACGCTTTTACGTCTGTTCCGCTGTCTTCGGCGTTCTTTACTTGCTTGGCAACCCTTCGAAGCGCTTGGCCCTGGTAGCCGTCTTGAGCGCCACGACGAAGGTTTTGCATAATATTTTTAAAGCCCTCGGCAGCTCTGCCAGCAACTGGAGCAGCTCCGCCAGCAACTCCGCCAATTGCAGGATTTAAATATCCAACATTTTCCATTCGGCTCATAAAGCCGCCTTCGCCTTCGCCAAACTCAGGAGCTGATGCCAGGGCTGCGCCAGAGCCGGCGCCAGTAAGCATTTGCCGCATAGTCGAAGCGTTTTTCATTAGGTTTAAACCTTGCATACCACCCAAGCCGATACCCGTCATTGTACCAGCTCCGGACATTTGACCTTTTGCGTATTCTTCCGGCGCGGCATACTGAAACATTTCATTTTTTTGTCTAACGAGATCTCTATACCTGGCGTAGGCTTCTTTTGCGCTTTGCAGATCTCTGTTTTTTATAAAATCACCGGCTGCCTTATAAGCTCCGTAGATCTCATCATCTAAATTAAATAAAGCTTCTGCTTTAAAGCCCTGGCCCATAGCTTTTGTTTCGACAAGCTCTTTAACTATAGCTTCGTAGTTGTCTCGATATTTTTGTAATGCTTCAGCTTCTGCCGGTCTTATAGTTCCGGCTGCCTCTAGCGCTTCTAGCTTCTTAGCGACTGCCGCCATGTCCGATGCTTTTGCGAATGTCATTTCCATTAGGCGGTTTCCTTATACTGGCGGCTCATTAAATATGCTGAGTTCTTCGTCGGTTACACTTATGCTGCTTTGAGGCCGTTGACTTTCCTCAATCACTCCGTTCTCGACCATCCAGTCGATTACGCCTGTCATAGGATCTGCTAACGCCATAATTTGTCGGTCACGCTCTGGAATGGTTTCAATTACGCCGCTTGCAAATTTTTGATGTATCTCAGCAAATTTAAGTTCGTAATTTGCGATCGCTTGCATTGTTTTGACAATAAGCGCGTTACCGCCAGGTTTAGCTGCAATGGAGGGAGCTGACGCTTTAAACAAATTTAAATCTGCGTCTGACATTGGACCGGAGCCTGGTGGGCGCATTTCGGGAACCATAGCATTTATAAGAGCGCCGGCTGCCGCCGCTGTATCAGAACGGGTATCAATACCAAAAGTTTCAAAGATAGTTTGCGAAAGCCCTGGCATAAATCCGGTTTCTGTTTGGCCAAGCAAAGTTTCTAAAATACCAAGTCTAGCTTTTTTATTAACCATGTTGCCATAATTTTTTCCGTATGTGTCACTGGTTTTTAGGGCGTATTGCATTCGAAGTTCGCCAGATTTATCCGTTATGTTAGGATTTATCGGGCTCATGTCTGTAGGATTTCCGTCTCTACCTACTGTGACTTCGTATGTTCCTGGCGGAACAATTTGACCGAATTGTTCTTTAATTTTATCCGCACTCATAATGGTTGTTTTACCTCTAAGCTGTTTTGCGGTTACTTGAGAAAGAACTTGCTGCAACAATGCTGGATTACTCTCAACGAGCTTAGCTAGCTCCGGATCAACTGATCTTATGTATTCCAGGCTTTGATTTACACTGCGCTTAGTTTTGCGATCCTTAATGTCCTGGGCAGCCATAGCCATCATAGGTTGCAATTGTCCTGGATTACCGCTCAACGACATAAGAGCAATTGCCAGGCGATCTGAAGCGTCTGCATCCTTGCCTGTTACCGCGTCCTTCAATTTATCAAACCCACCGCCTACAGTTTTGCTCAACATGCTAAATAACGGGTTTTTATCTACTCCCGAAGATTGCTGATTGCCTGGCATTTGGTTATTTTGTGGACCCAACAAAGGGGATGCGTTCAACGGTTGGTTTTGCATTGCAAGCTCCATAAATTTTTGCGCGTTTTTTCTGTGGTCGCCCATGCTGGCAACTTTTTCAGCGACAGTGCCAGGCATGCCTCCAGCTCGCTCGTCAGTCATGTCAAAATTATTGACGCCGCCAGTGTTGATGGCTGAATAAATTTGCTTCAATCCCATGCCAGGCTGAACCCCAACTGCTTTCAAATATTGATATATTCCGGCGCCAGGACCGAGCTGCGTGGAAATAGCTTGCGGACGGGTTTCAAAGCTTACGCCGTATTGATTTGCCTGGGGTTCTCCAAATTGAATTAAGCCACGATGTTGCCCAAATTGTGTTTCCGGACCAAGTCGCAACGGATCAAAAGAGCCAGCCGTCTCATAACTAATCGCCGTCGCTAAATCGATCGGATTAATGCCAAGCGCGTTAGCAGTAGAGTATATGCCGGAGGCTATATCCATTAGGTTGGCAATACCGCTGCTTGTGGTCCCATAATGTATTTAAGAGCTCCTAACGTTCCCAAAAGTCCTGGGTTTTGTGTGGTAGTCGTTCCATACGGTTTCGGAGACGCTCCAAGAGCCGCCAGGGGCACGTTTAAGCTGTTCATGGGTGATTGTGCATAATTAGCAAAATCGTTTCTAGCGGCGTCTATAAGCGCCTGTTGTAAGCTTTGCTGGAGCAATCCTTGCTGCGCCATATCCTGGTTTAAAACTCTGCCGGTATTAAATGCCTGGTTAGCCATGCCACCGAGCTGACTAGCAGCTCCCAGGCGAGAGGAGCGATCCGCCATAGCGTTTGCCATAGCCGTGTTGTAACCCTGCATCCTCATGTTGCCTAACTGGTTCGCCGCCATGCGACCAAATTCCGCGTTAGTCACGCCCTCGGCCACGCCTTGCCTGGATCCGCCGTATGCTCCGGCTCCCTGGGCTTGAGCCCCCAGGTTGTTTATGGCCATTTGCCTTTGACGCTCAATGTCTTGAGCTGTGTTGTCGATGACTTGCTGTTGATATGGATTATTAAACGCACCGACGTTGAGCGAGCCGCCCATCGCCTGGTTAGTGAAATCCATTGCGTTGCCCAAGCCTTGAGCTGCCGCCTGGTTTACGTTGAACCCTGGTTGCGCTGGTTGTGCCATTGCTTGGGCAGGGGCTGGCGCAGGGGCTGGGGCAGGGGCTGGGGTATGTCCTGGTCTAGGCATAACGCCCGTAACTGGGTTGGGTTGCATTGCTGGCATTGCTGGGTTCGCTACTACTCCGCCGCCTTTTCCTCCTGCTCCTGCCATCTTATATCTCCTTCACTGTACGAGATAGACGTATCTGGTACTTATAAATTTTTCCACATAAACGACTGAACGGTTCGCCTACAAGCTTAATTGCTTTCCCGACATAGTTAGGTTTGTATTTTTCTGGTTGCATGCAGTGAGCCATTTCTTCGGCCCAGGCTTTAACAATTGGCCACATTACCGACCTAAGAGTTTTAGCAAGCAAAGTGTTTTTCTGTATGTAATTTGCGGTCGGGATCCCCCACAAGTGATAACCCTGGATAAGGGCAGGGTCCTCTCTTAAAACCTTTACGCCGTAGCGACGATCCAGTTTCCAAATTTCTTTCGGTAAGTATCCCATTTTACAATAAGCGGAGCACATAACTGTGCCGTCTTTGGCCACGCCCTTAACATCGTCCACAACCTGATCTTTCATGTTAGAGACGTCGCTTCTTATTTGGCCAACGTGTTCACCAAAAGTCATATCAAACGGATTTTTGTTTTTTATAGTTAATCCTATCTCATCAGCTTTTGCAGGAGAAATAGTATTTCCACCGTAACCAATGGCATAGACGCCGCCTCTGTCATCTTGCCCATAATTTAAAATATTGTCTCCAGCGTCTTGAGCTGCTTTAGCATAATTCATTTTTTGTCGGGCCATATGGTCCGCCATAAAGTCAGCCCTTTCTTGGCCAACTCCACCGCTGTTACTGCCGCCCACGATAGGCTGCCCGTCAACGCCGACTGGTGTTGTGTTCTGGTAGCCTATGCCGCTTACATTTCCAGCATTAATGCCAGTCGTTCCGGTAAATGGATTAATAAAAAAGCTATCAATATAAGATGCCTGTCCTGGGCGATCTTCTCTAAATTCACCAGTGATTGCGTCAAAAACAGGTTTTGCGCTGTAACCAGTGACGCCGCCATAATTTGTGGGAGCTGGAAGTCCGCCGGTTATATCCGTTCCAGTTGGAGCATCCAGGCCAAAGGCACTAGCCGCGTTAGCAGTATTTAAAAAACTTGAATTTTGCATAGGTGTAAAAGCAGCAACCGTCGGACCGTAAGACATGGGAACAGCTCCGATGCGACTTATTCTGTCAGCCTGGTTTAAATTCCGTCGCGCTGCATCCTCAAGCCAATAAGGTATTTCTTGAGAAGTAGTTGAACCGCCTTTACCCATTTTATATCTCCTTAACGTATGATGAATGCATAGGTTTCCACCCATGCTTCGCTAACGGTTTTTTCCATCCAAATCGTCCAGTCATGTTGAGTGCGGTACAATTTTGGTCTTTTGCCCACCTTATCACGTCTTCATGCATGCTTAAAATTTCTGTGAGATCGCCGCCTCCAAGAAAAATATTTAACACTTTCATTTTTGGATAATTTATTATTTCGGTAACCAAGCAGCTTTTTTCTGCCGGCCACAATTGCATCGTTCCTTTGTAAAGGCCCTCGTAAATATCAATTATATCGTGGGTGCCGCCAGTGTATTCCAGGGCCGCCTCGATGTAAGGTTTGCACCGCTCGAATTCCTGGGTGCCTAAAAAGTTGATAGCGCTACTCGCTTCCATATTGCTGTGCTTCCGTCGTGATCTGCCGTGCAGACATAAATGTAATTAGTATCCCAGGCTATCATCCCAGCTTTGTTGCCGGCTGCTCCAGTGCTTGATGATGGTGTTGCCTGTTTTGTTGCAACCTGGCGAAAAGCGCCACTAGCTGAAACGACTGGATATCCTTTTGTATCATCCCAAAGAAAAATACCGTTATCGGCAGGAATATCTCCACTCGATTTAAAAAATAATTTACCTAAATTACGCTGTAAAAAAAGGTTAAGCTCTCGACCCCATTGACGAAGGTCTGATCCTATGACCGGCGGCGTGACTGGCATTACCTACGACCTCCAGCTTTTGTTTCTAGACGCATGGTTCCGACGCGCCATTTGGCTGCTTGATCGCCCTCAACTCTCATTCTCATTTGTCTACCAGTAAATCTTAATGACGTTGGATTGCTTGGATTGTATGGCCCGTGCGTCGTCTCGGTGTCATTTGGGTAAAATCTGGTTTTGAATTTTAGATCAACGTCGCCCTGGGTTTTTTCATCTGGAATTACTGAAGTAATTTTGGCGACCGTGTCTCCGTTAGAAATTGAAATTGGTCCCGTTTCGCAAAATACAGATCCTGCATCATAATTCAGACCCTGTTCGTGGTTAAAAATTGTCACGGGCTCAATTACATTTGCAGTTCCGCCCATGCCTGAGTGGTTTCCGCAATAATAATACAAGGTAGAAGGTGTGCTATCTGTAACGGTTATTTCAGTGTAGCTGGGAGTAGATCCTGGCGAGCCTGTTGTTGTTACGTTTGTCGAATAAACTGAACCACCGCCATGCGTACCGTTTGACGTTGTAGAAAACAGAAACGGATGATTGATATTCGAATTGTCTGCCTGGCTAAATCGATAAGTATTACCTTTTCTAAGGGTGAGGGTAGGAGCTGCTCCAGAGTGGTCTGATATAAAATATTTATTGCCGCCGCCGCTTGCTGCCACAGTTACGTCATATGTAATTGTCTCTGCATTTTCACCACCCATAATAGGCGTTCTAAAAATACCCCTGGAAACTCCACCAGTCCTGGATAGATTTCCAATCAGCCAGTGATTTTCCAATAAATCAAAAGCAACGTATCTATCAATTTCTAAACTATTTGCAGACGGGTAAAACCACCAGACCTCACTAAATTCAGTATTGCTAAATCCCCAAATTTTAGATTGCTGGTTTACGTTTATATCGTCAAAAACATAATCGTGAACCTCGCACGGCAATTCTCTTACGGAGTTACCGTCAAAAGTAAAAAATCCTTTTTGCCCCATCCAGAAAGCACCCATGTCAGTGTCTACTGCCGACATACGCGAAACAGCTCCGCATGATGTGCCCACCCTCGACGTAGAGTAGACATAGGGCAAACCTATATACCGCATAGCGTGACAGTCTGTATCTGTAATGATTATTGTCTGGCCCTTGGTTCTGAGGCCCTGCATAATTTGGCCTGACGTTTGCAGCAAAATATCACCAGCTTCGTTAGTCGCTGCCGCCACCCAGGTACTCAGGTCTTCCTTGTCACTCCACTGCACTTTACGCGGATTTCCACCAGCGCCCAGGCAAAAAACGAACCGTTCTTCGGTAACGACTAAACCCAGGTTGTTTGTCGGAGCTCCGGCAACAACGGCGGCGACGCTAGAAGATCCTAAACTCCATTGGACTAAATTTCCGGTTGCTGAGTGGACCCCACAGAGCGTTTCTCCGAAGTTATCAAGTGACCAGGACGTCGCCTCAGAATAAGTACCAGTAGACGGTCTTTGTGTGCCAAAATAGCCAGTTCCGTAAAAGCCACCGCCATACCCTAGATTAAGCCCTGCGTCTTCACGGCCAGTAGCCATCGATGACGGAGTTATGTCGTAGGTTGTTCCGGATCCTGTCATTGCAGTTAATTCGTTATAGCTGCCAGCCGCAAAATAACTTGTACCGTTATTGCTTTCCCAGGCGTGAGCGCCTCTTATTGGGTTCGTACAAAATCCATACTTAAAAGATTGCCAGCCCCCAATAGGGCGTAAGGATCCATCTCGCCACCTAACTAAACTACCGTCACGCCACCTGTTCGATGCATCAAATTCCGTTCCGTTTCGATAAAACCCTGCTTTGAGATCTAATGGTACTAAAGGCATATTATTTCCAATGCGCGGCAGATAGTTGCATTATAGCTGATCCTGCTACAACATTTGAAGCAGGGTTATTTTGAACACAGTTATAACTTGTAGTTCCTGACGCAGTTCCTTCGTCATCCCAACAGAAATGATTTGTGGCACTCTCTAAATCAATTTGCTGTATCGTGTCAGAATTGCTTACCGTCACTGATGCGGCAGGGTTAGTATCTTCAGTTATTCCAGAACCAATAGTGACCCCGTTGTATTGGGTTGATAGCGAAATAGTTTTTGAAAAACTTGTGTTATCAGTATTTTGAGCTGTTGCCGTGGCTGTTGGCGTAGAGCTATTATATCCAGTTATTTCCCAAACATGAGTTACTGACCTACCACTTCCACCATTACCAGTTATTTGTGTAGAGCCAGAAGCAGATGTGACCAAATAATAAACTGCCGATGTAAGCCCTGCACCCCAAACACCACCAGTTGGCGCAGTATCCATTTTCGCGGCAAGAGTTGCGCTAACACCGCCGACATTTACATATGTGTTTCCACCCCCAGCAAGTTGACAGGTAACAACAACCAATTTTGAACCAGAGCTTAAAGTAACGTTTCCTGTCGGGAAGCCGTTTCCAGTTGTTAATGTCCGGCCTTTGTAAGTTGCGACAGGAGCTGCCGCTGAAACCCCATAATATTCATTAAAAGCGTTTTGAGAACCAGAACCCTTGGCAATCATATCACGAATATCAGCATCGTTGATCGCAGCTTGTGATCCACTGCCGCCACCAGCTTCAACGTGTATTTGGTTTATCGTTATCTGGCCGCTACTTGGCAGAGGCATTTTTAAGTTCCTCTATTTCTGCTTTTAAATCTTTTATTGCTTCGATTAACAGTCCAGTAAGTTGATCATATTGCACTGTTTTAAACTCAACATTATTATCTTCGTTAAAAACTAAATTAGTGCTTTGAACTGCGCTTGGCATAATGTTTTCAACTTCTTGAGCTATTACCCCTGCGCTTTGCTTACCATCGTGGTTATAAGTAAATGTGTAACCGTTTATCTGCATTACTTTGTCTAATGCGTTTTCTATTTTATTGATGTTGCCCTTCAACCTTTGGTCAGAAATTGTTGAAGAATAGCCAATAATATTACCATCAACGTGCAAGTCACCACCGTCAGTAAGCCTCATATCTTCAGCTCCAGCAGTATAAAACCGCATACCTACGTCAGTATCATAATGGATATAATCGTTCGAATTGCCGGTATATACATCCGTATTACTGCTAGAGCGCATATCTGTATTGAGAGTAAAAGTTAAATCGTAAGGGTCTGCATCCGATCCTGTTGATGTGTCAGTCCAGTTAATATCAATGCCGCCACCCTCAACAAATTTTATTTCTTTCCCGTCAGTTACAGAAACCTCTGTACCGTCGCCATCCTCGATGACAAAACTTTGAACAACACTACCAGAAGTATTTAAACTGCTTAATAAATCTAGCTCTGGAGCTGTTACGCTACTGGAAACACCGTTTATTGTTACAGTGGTCAAATTTGGTGCCAACGTGCCCGACGTGCCGTTTGCAGCGTTAACTATTGTATCGAGGCATAAATTGATTTGGGACCCCCAGGTTCCCTCGCTACCCCCGATCGTGGGCTTAGTTATGCTAATAGCCATATTTTTTCCAATCTAAAAAAAGCGTTTTTGCGTTAATTAAAAATACCATGCTACGTCACTTCCGTCCAAATTTCCTGGGGAACAAAAGGTGTTAACCAGCCCCTAATTTCAAATGGTTGATAGCTGTAAGTAAATTCACCAGTTACTGGTCGTAAAAATCTTCCGACAAAAAGTGTCGCCGCGTGTCCGGTATAAGTAAAAGTGCCAGGGGCAAAAGCTTCGCCAACGCCTTTTAATGCATCCTGGCCAGTCATCACAAAAGTACCTGTTTCCGCCGAGATATTCATATCTTTTTTAAGATCTACACTTTGACCAGCAAGCGCAAAAGAACCGCTACTAAGCACCATACCAAAGCCAGTATCAAAAACTATATTTTGGCCTGTTAGGCTAAACGTTCCAGTTTCAGCTATAATTCCAAAACCATAATCTAAATCAACATTGTGACCAGTTAGAGTAAATGACCCTGCGGTAAAATTAGACGGACGCCCTGCACTTAATCCAACAGATTGCCCACTAAGCGTAAATGTTCCATTTGGAAATACGTCAGTAATAAGCTTGGCTGCACCTTGCATCGACAAAGTAAAAGTGCCGCTTGTGACTTGCATTGTGTGTGCTTCGTTGGCCGTTGGTGCGCCTAGCGCTGTAGAGCCTATGGGGGAAAAGCCTAGCATTATGGACTATCTCCTAAATCTGGCTCACCTTCTAATATCTCAAACTCCACCCATTTTTGATTATCTTCATCCCAATAAACTAAGCCCTCTGGCATTGGAACTGGCGCTACCCACTTGCAAGTTTCTTCGTTTAACGACCAAGATGGAAAAGGTTTTATAGCAATAAACGCATCTTTATCTGCATCGTAAGTGCCACCTATCATTGCATAGTTTTTTCTAAAACTATAATTCCAACTTGTTTGCTTCCAGACCGTATCTTGACCAAACATATCTTTTAAAAAAACAATGCCAACAGCTTCGCTTTCATTTCCGTCTGCGCCTATAATATCGTTGTTATCTACTACAACAACGTCAGTGACTGTTTCGCCTTCCAATTTTGCAAAATGAGCCATTTTTTAATAATACCTATATTCTATTATCACAATGCCAGAACCACCGTTTTTTGAGCCGCCAGTTGACCAAGCCGAACCACCGCCACCGCCAGTGTTGGTTGACCCTGCGCTCACTTGGGTAGTATTAATTGCTCCACCGTTACCGCCACCGCCAGAGCCGCCAGAAGCAGGGGAAGGGGCATTGTAAGACCAAGTAACGCCACCACCGCCACCGCCTCTAGTTGCACTAAAATGATAAGAGCCGCTTCCACCGTTACCGCCTAAATGGGTTCCTCTTGCGTGACCGTTTTGACCTGTGCCGCCAGCTCCACCGCCGCCGCCTCCTGCTAGTCTTTTTCCAGTGCCTCCGTTGTGGCCTTGCCCACTTATTCCGCTACCGCCTGAGTAGGTCAAGTTTGCGCCAGTATCCATACCGCCGCCGCCTCCAGAGCCGCCACTTCCTGGCGTTGCTCCCCAGTTTTCGGTTGCTGCTCCACCGCCGCCTCCAGTTGATGTATAGCCATAAAATGAACTATTGCCACCGCTTCCACCTGTTGTTGTATTGTAGTTAGAATATCGCCCTGCGCCTCCACCACCAACGGTGACGTAATAGTTGCCTGTTCCAACACCAAAATTTAAGTATCTATAGCCCCCTGCGCCACCGCCACCAACACCAGTGCCACCGCCACCGCCTGCAACTATAAGAGCATAAACACTATTTGACCCTGCCGCATTTCCTGCGTTTGATATATAGAAATAACCAGAACTATAAAAATAATGCCTTTTCCAAACACCACTTGTTGAAACACTTCCACCAGAAGCAGCAACATAAGATGGTGCGCTTGTACCGTAAAACTGGTTCATACTTATTGTGCCGCTTGAAGGTATTCCGCTATGACCTAGGTAATATTCGCTTAAAGAGTGTGGTGTAGAGCCACCAAATTCAGACGCAATGTTTGCTAGTGATATTGCCCCACTGCTTTGTAATGTCATATTTAGCCCTCAATTATAGCTCTTAGTCGCTCTATTTCATTTTGTTGTTCTTTTATGGCTTCGATTAGCAACCCAACCATATTTCCGTAATCTACTGCTTTAGTGCTTTTTGTTTCGCCTGTCTCTGGGTCTGTTTGCACATTATCTATAACAACTTCTGGCAAAACTTTTTCTAGCTCTTGGGCAATTACACCAGTTCTAGGACGGTCTGTTTCTATTTCTTTATAGTAAACACCACGCATTTGCTTAATTTTTTCGATAGGGCTGTCTATAGTAACAATATCTTTTTTAAGCCTAATATCAGAATAGGCCGTTACGTTACCGTCCGCCACCAAGTCTCCACTATTATTTATATATAATACTTCGTGGCCATTATCACGCCTAAAAATAAATTGTGAATTTGTTTGGAGATACATATGGTTACTATGACATTGTATTTTTCCATTGGCTTCACCTGTCCAATTTCCATGACTTAATCTTATGTCGCTACCGCCAGAAATAGTTACTGCTCCTGCGCCACCCGAAAACGTAACATCTCCCGATGCAGTATCAGCCGCATCAGCCCTTATAAACGAACCACTGTCTAAACCATCAAGAACGTCAGCATCTAAGCCAGAACCCGAACCGTCTACTGTTTTAATTGCAGTCAAGATTTCATTAGCTGTCTGGTCAGCCGTTGCTGAAGCTTCAATACCATTTAGCTTAGTGTGGTCAGCATCAGTAAACACATTGCTGTCAGTAGCACTTTCCACAAGCGTTCTTATTTCAGCCGCTGTTTGATCAGCCGTTGCGCTTGCCTCAATGCCGTCCAATTTAGTGCCATCAGTAGCAACGTCTCTGCCGTCTACTGAACCGGAAACAGTAATATTACCGGTAACATCTAAACCGCCGGAAATAGCTTCTGCTTTTGTTGCCCCTGCTAATTGTAGCCTTTTAAAGTCATCAGCTATTACAGTAATGGAAACTTTTGCGCTGCCGCTAAGAGATAGCGCACTACCGCCACCGCTACTTTCGGATGGGGAACGTGTAAGGGTAGTCCCACTAGAAGCATATTGGCCCTGGCCTAGCTCCCAGCTACTTCCTTCTTCTATCAGATATTGGACAACATCGCCATTAGCTACCCCTGCATCAGCGAAAGATTGGAAGCCGGTTTCGGCACTGCCCAGGGTTATGGTTCCAGCCCCCGTACTGGAGGTTCCCATTTTTGCCCTATTGAATAGTTTTGCCATGCCGAGCTCCTACTATGTCAGCGTTAAGATACCGTTTGCTCCAATATCGATAGTGAAGGTATCACCGTCGTTTAGCGTGAGAGCTGATCCATAATCGTAATATCCGACAATTGGATCGGCAGGAGATGTTGCCGTATCGTTATAAACTATAACGTATCTAAAAGCTGCCACTGAACCGCCAGAAGCTGTCAAGACTTTATCGTCAGCGGACAATTTATAAGTACCGCCTGTTTGTGTGCTCGTTACGTTTGCTAATGTTCTGTCAGATAAATTGGTATAGCTGATCTGCGTTGTGTTTGCTAAAACACCGTTTCCGTCTGTGGCTATACTTGTTCCTGATGTTGGATCAGTAGCGCACAAAGCAATTTTGAACGTGTCAGCGTTCATGTCCATTGCATTAGCCAGGTTGACCACGAAGTCATTTACTTTAGTAAAACTTGCCATTTAATAGCTCCTTATTTTCATTCGACGGCCAGAACCGCCAGTTTTCGCTAACTCGTTTTCTTGGTTTAAAGTTTCCAGGGCAGACGTGTAGTACGCCCCCCAAACTGGGATCCGATTGTCCTCCATAAGATATGGAGCGGATTGTAAAAGCGAAGCATACAAGTAAACATCCGGATAATAAGTCAGGATCCAATTTGTTGTTATGCTATTGCTTAAACCCTCTATAGCTTCGTAATAAAGCATCTCTATTGTGTAGTCCGCGTCGGGAGACGGAAACACCTCTATCGAGCCATCGATCATCGCGTAATATGCCGGTTCCCCAGTAGCGTTACCAGCTTCTGCTCTTAATTTAGATATTTCATTTGTGCCGGCTAATTCTAAAACTTTAGTCTCCGCCGTATTTAAAGTCATTCTAACTGGCGAAAGAAAATCAATTGGTAAGGCTGTAAACTGATTATCTAACAATGCAGTTTTACGGGTTTCCATTCTCCAGTGCCTAATATCTCTATTCATTTTTGCTTCTGCTAAACGAATAAAAGTAGGTATGACGTTTGTTAAATCATCACGATTTAAAAAATTTGCTATTTCTGTTTTTAGCTCGGTAAAATTTGATAGGCTCATTGCATTTTGCCCTCGCGTCTAAAATATTGCTCCAGCTCTTTAAACACCGGCCTAGCAACATTAGCAGCTCCCGTAGCAGCTCCCTTAACAACTGGTTTTGCAAACGGAGCCATAGACAGTGCAGCATCGCCAGCGCCCAGGGCAATTTGACCAACCTGGCCTAATACACCAGGAACGCCGTTCATAGCGTAAGCGTCAGGTATATTCCTGGCGGCGTCGTAAGCGTCCTCCAGGCCCATTGCAGTGCCCAGGCCTGGCATAAAGCCGGCAACGTTCATTGCTTGTGTCGCCATTCGTGGGTTGCCAGTCCTACGCAAGACTTCGTCAAAAATACTATAACCTATCATGTTCTCCGTATTGCTGGCATCCATTGCCGCCTGGAGCTCGTCCTGGGAATATTTATAGCCAGGCGCTACGCCTCGGCCTCGGTTACGACCGGACAATTCCATGTTTGGCTCTCGCGGTGTTTTCATCTCAAAAGCTTCGCCCTCTACGCCCATCACGTTGTCGTACTGGCGTCGGAATTTTTGTTCCTGCAAGTTGGCGATTTTAGCTTTTAGGTTGTTTTCTAATTCACTCATTGCGCCCTCATGTTGTAATAAAGAGGGCTCTCAGGTGTGCCTGGTTGTGGATCCTGCATTGATAACGCACCCATAACACCACCACCGGCAAAGGGGAGGGACATAGCTCGTTTATTCATAATAAAATCAAATAGCACCTGATCCATTGTCGTGCCGCGCTTGGCAGCCGTTGTCGCTGCTCGATCTCGCATAGCGCCCATAAACGTGGTTAAGCTGCTTGGGTCTACTCCGGTTTTCTTTGACGCGCCCATCCAAAGAGCTGCTTGCGTTTGCGGACCAGTTAGACCCAACTCCTGGCCAAGCTCAAACATAAAATCTTCCATGTGCCCATACTCGGCAGTATTAGGTTTTTGAGCCCAAACAATTGGATTATCCATCATTTCTTCAATAGGAATAACGTTGTCTTTCACGGCTTTTTTAGGATTAAATCCAGGATTACCGCTGGCATGTTTCTTAAAATATTTTTTAGACTTAGGATACTTGGCAATCATTTTTTCCATAAAGTCTTTGCCGACTTCAGTACCGCCAGTAGCCAGCCACTCCGGATCCATCGATGCCATACCAAAATACCTGGTAAAGTGCAGATCCGCCGCGATGTTTCTCTCGCTGCCTTTTAGAGATGCGGTAAAGCCTTTAGGTTTTGGGTTTTCTGTAAAACTACCTTTTGACGGTGCAACACCTGGCTCAGCTAAGCCAGACCAGGCGCCCTGGTTTTGACGCGCAACGATCAGCTCCTGCAATCCGCCAGTTTTATGCCCGTAGCCTTTTTTTCTGGTTTTGGCCAAAGCTCGACCGTCAGCTATATTTTCGACGTCAGCTAGATCGCTCATATACTTTTGGCCGCTGCTCATGTTGCTGTTACGAGGCACTGTCTGATTATACATGCGCTCACGAACAGCGGTCGCGTTACCAATATTTGGCGGCACTTTCGAACCAGGAGAAGTAGCACCAACAAGATCTAGGAATTCGTGATACTGCCGCAAGCCTTCATCAGGGCCGTAGCCAGTTTGAAACCAGTCGAGCAGCTCCTCGGTGTTGTACCAATCTTCGCCAACATCTAAACCGGCAGAAATATTTTCAATCATGGTTTGACGCATAGGATTATTTTGATCGCGCAAAGCAGCTAAAGATTTCTCAAGCCTAGGCGTTAACTTTGCCGGCTTGTATCGCATAAGTGAGAATTCGTTACGATTAGGTCCGGCGCCGCGATACTCAGGCTTAGAGCCTGGCGGTTTACCGAACATACTTAATAATGCTTCTTGGCCTTGTTTTAGATACGACACTTACCGCCTCACACTTTTTTTGCCGCTACACCCCCAGGCTTTACGGCGAACTTTTACTTTTGGTGTACGCTTCTGACTAACAGTCCGAGCGCAATAGTTATCTCCGCGTTTCGTACCAGGTCGAGAAATACGCCGGTGCGTTTTCCCCTTGCTATCCTTGTACGTTGTGCCGTCAGCATACTTTTTGCTGGCCGGTACTTTTTTTCTTTTCGCCGGCATTACTTTTTCTTCGGTGGCCGACCGCGTTTTGACCCATAGGTGCCTTTACCTTTTGGCATTACGCTCTCCTCTTAGTTTTTTTCTTGGTGGGTTTCTTTTTCGCCGTTTTGGCAGCGCGTTTGAATTGGGCGTCGGAAGGACGGCCCTTTTCACCTTTGCGCTTCATCCGTTCTCCAGAACCGGCTTTTATCCTGGCTCTCTTCTTCGCGATGTTCCTATAGAGCGACATAAAAAACCCCAAGTTAATCTTGCGATCAAATTAACATGAGCCAGGCTAAAATACCTAAATTCTATGCAATGCCCTGGATGTTGCGTCGGAGCTCGCCGCGAAACCGATTAAACGCGCCTGACATGGCCGTCGCGCCTTCGCCGGAAAAAGTAAGCGCCAGGCTATCCGCGAGATCCGGAGAATTAAATCCGCGTTTCTTTAAATCCTGTTTGCTTTCCGCTTTGATTTTACCAGAGCTGGTAAACGTATAACGCAACGAGGTCAGCTCCGACAAAAGCTGATTATTCTTCGGGATCTTACACGACCGGTTTTCTAACCAGGCTTTTGTCTTAAACCAAAGCTCGGCGCGTAAATTTAAATAGGTTTCCTTCATGGACGGGCTCTCGCTCACGTTAATAGCGCGAACCGGCAAACCAAGCTCGGAAAGTCTGTCAAAACAACCGGCGCCCATCCCGACCGAATCGATCATGATTTCCAGGTGATCTTGCTCAAACGGCTCCAGGGCGTCGTACTCGGCTTTCACGCGGCCAACTGTTTGCATAAGATCTAAACCACCCCAGGAACGCAGCTCGGTCACTACGGAGCCTCTACGCTTGCATAAAGCGGTTTTGTCGCCGCCATACCTACTAACGTCCAGGGCCCACACCATAGGCGTCTCTGGACTTTCTTCGATGTCTCGATGTTGCGCTGCCTCTACCAGGTGAAACGGAATTATCGTGTCGTCGTCGGCCAGTGGGAATTCACCCATTACGCGCACCATAAACGCGCTGGAATTCTCGCCGTAGCGGTCGCGCATCTCATCGATAAACTCCGGAGCAACTAACGGGCTATCCTGGCAGCTCCAGCGCCTAGTCCACCAGCTTTTACGCATTCGGTTGTGGCTCTCAAAAAATGTGCCGCTGGAACGGGTAGGGTTCGACAACATCAAAACGGTTGCATTCGTTGACGATAAACTGCCGGCGCTGGCCTCAAATACGACCTCCGGAACGCCTGATGCCTCATCAATGACCAAAAGCACATTGTCGGAGTGCACTCCTGCCAAGGCCTCTCCGGCATTCTCAGCTCTCGCCGTCCGGCAAGAGATAAACGCTTCAGCCGGTGCCGCTACAAGCTCCACACGATCAGATTTAACGTTAAGCAGCTCCTGGAGCTCCCTAGGCAATTCCCCTATCCATCTTTTTAGCTCAGAAAACATCGCGTCGAATAGCTGCGAACTAGTGGGGGCCGTCACGACGACCTTGCAGGGAAATTTGAGCATCAAAAACCATAGCATCGCCCAGCTCGCAGTCGTACTCTTGCCAGTTCCATGACCCGAGCGGACACTGAGGCGTCTAGTAGGGGAGGCAACCTCGCGCAAAAATTCCGCCTGGTAGTCAAAAGGCTCAACTCCAAGGATCTCCTGGACAAAGCGAACCGGATCGTTTTGATACGTCTCGACGAATTCTTCCATAAAATTTTTAGTCGTCATTTTCGATAACCTTCGTGGCGTCCGGAACAGTTTTCATTTTTCGCAAAGCATCTAGGTGCATGTCGCCCAGGGAAATCGTGACCTCCGTCTGGCCGGCCTTTGTTCCGTACCTTGCCTGGTTCCAAGCCTGGGCAACAAATCGATGCTGGCCAGCCTTCTCCCTGGCAATCGCAACGTCAACCTGGTTGAGCTCCTTTGTCCTGGATCCTTCTTCCGCCAGGTCGCGTTCCATTTGCCGCTCTTTGCCCAAATTTTCAAAAATTTGGAAGCCCATCTCCGCGTGTGCGTCCGCCGCTTTTTCGCGTATCGCTTCAATCGCTTTGCTGTACTCGTCGTTATTGATAAGCAACCGGTGAAGGTAGCCTCGGTTAAGATCGAGATCTTTTGCTAAGCTGCTAATGGTGCCGCCAGACATGAGGAAATCTTGCAGATAATCTGCCCCACCTCTGGTTTCGATTTTCTCCAATGCCTGGCGACGTTTGGGTCTTCCTGCCATGTAAAACTCCTGTTCTTCTATTGTTATCCTATTTGGTTTTCTCTCGCCAAATTTTGGCGTTCGTGTGTGTCTTGACCTGGTCCAGGGCGGGGGGCCAAATTTCTGGAGGGGGGGGTCATTTTTGTTCTATTTGCGACATTTTTGGTTTCCAATGGTTTTCGGATCTCGCCAGATATCGCGTAACCTATTGTTATCATTGTGCTAATCGGCGTTTTCATAAGTTTATCGTTTTACGCATAATTAACATTATGTTAATTCTCGCCTCGCGCATGCGCGTGTGCGCGACCCCGTCGCCGCGTCTCGCGACGTGCTCAAAAGGGCAGAGCGAAGAGCAAAAGAACTTTGGGAGAAGTAGACCTCGCTCTGCCAGGTTGCGGCTACCGACAGGGAGGAAACGATAGCCTGATCGAGGTAATAACTTATCAATACACCACATCATTAAACCCCTCCAAATTTACACGTCATCCATGTGCAATCGGTAGGCGATGACCAGGTAGTTAATCTGATCCAGCAAGCTATCCTCATGGAAGCCGGTGTTATCCATCCTGGCAGCTTTGAGCTCGGCCATTAGCCTGGCAACCTCGTGAGCTGTTAGCTTCTCACCAGGCTTCAGCTTGTCCTGGAGAACGGAAGTCCACCTGGCAGCGATCGTCTCGTGTAATGGCCTGGCGTCGCCGTAAGTATCTTCGCGCTCAACCAGGATATTATTTGCTCTGTCTAAAATTGTTTTATAATTCATCTTTCCCTCGTGCTTTGTATTTTGCGTAACCTCGGTCGCTAACCACGACGACGTAGTCTCGGTCGATCAACGTCATGAGCTGCTCCAACATCTCTTGCTTAGTCTCGTCCATCGCTCCGGCTAACGTGTGGAGATCCATGACGCCTTGAGAGCGCATGAACGTCAAAATGTGCAGCTCGTACCTGGACAATGGTTCCCTCGTTCTCCGGCGCTTCTTGTCATCGGGCAGGGCAGCTCTTAATCCTAACTTTGCTCGCTTGCGTTCGAACTCCATCATTTGGACGCGCATCTTATCCTCGTCCATTCTCTAGTTCCCACTTACGCTGCAAGATTGCCTGGCGCTGGAAATTATTCCAGCTCTTGAGATCCGACATATTGAGATGACGCTTTCGATTAGCAATGGCTTCTAGATCCACCAGATCTGTCACTGCGTTGAGTAATCGAATGAAATCCTCTTCGCTCATTACAGCGTAATCCGGAGCTTTCCACTCTAACCTTTTGAGATCCTCCTCGGTCAGCATAACCATACCAACCCGAGCAACCCTACCATCATACCATTACCTAAAGGTAAATGGTATTGGTGGTATAGTTGGCGTTGCCGATACCAATTAGTATACCAACCGATACCAATTATACCAATTTGATATACTTTATGCATAACAATCAGGTACTTAGACATCACACTGTTGCTGGTATCGGCTGGTATTCCGCTCATAATTTGTACTTTCCGGCGGTCAACCAGCAAAACCCGTCGTTGACGGCTATTTGCCCATCTTCAACAAGCTTATCAAACGGTCTGTTAAACGCTTGGCTTTTGTTTGTTGCGGTAGTTTTGCCCAGGAAATGCTTACGCAGATCTTCGACCTCTATCATCCACCTGGTGCCGCCTTCTGGATATCCTGTTCCGCCTGGATTTATTTTGCCCACCTGATCGCCCTGCAATTGGGTAAAGCATTCGACCATTTTCTTTCCGCTTGGGCTCAGCTTTACCTTGGCTTCTTGCTTACGATCCTCAGTGACCGGCAGAACGTAGCAGCTCGTCACGTTATCGCCGTCCTCATCGTCGCCCAGGATAACTGTCTCCAGTTCAAAGGCGAACTCACGGCCTCCCTCGATCTCTCTTTGCTTCGTTGTCTTAGCAAAGCGAATGCCACTGACCTCATCGACGTTCACCTCTATCTCAGTGTCTGTCGCGGCTCTGAGGCTTGAATGGCCACGGCTGCCAGCATCATTACCAGCCTTTCCGGAGTGATGAACAAAAAGAATGCTGCAATTTCCATGAGATCTCAAAAAATCTCCCGAATTTATTATGGCCGTCATATCTTCTGGCCCGTTCTCGTTTCCGCCAACCATCGATCTACTAAGGGTATCGACGCAAATTAATGCGATATCTCCGTAGAGCTCCTTGACCATATCTATTTGCGCCAGGAGCTTCGGCAGATCCGCTTCTGGATCCAGCAAGTTAACAGGGCAGGGACGTATTGCCAGCGGCACGTTCTCGTCGCCATAATGGTCCTGGATAGCGCGAGCTCGATTAAGATAACCGGATCCGCCCTCCGCTGCGTAATATAATACGACGCCTTGCTTGACGTTGTGGCCGTGCCAGGTACGTCCAGCGGCGATGTGGTAGCTCATGTCGAGCGTAAAGAACGACTTGCCGGTATTTGACTGGCCGTAAACGACTGTCATCTGTTTAGCGCCGATCCAATTCTTTATCAGATAGTTTGACTGCAACACCGGCTGCGCGTCGCCGATCCACACCAGCTCGTCCAGGAGACTTTCCGGTCTGTTTAATGTCTTCAGCCCCGTAGCAACCGCCTGGAGCCCCTGGCTTGCATGCAAATCATTCCAGTCAGTGTCTGGCATGGCTGGCGCTGTCCAGGGTAAACCGGTGCTCTTGGCTGCGTCCTGGCCTTTTTGATTGGCATCATTATCGGCAGCTATGACCAGCTCCATGTCCGGCCAGGTTTCTTGCAGTGCCTGGCAAACGGTCGCCAGGTTACCGGCATCGAGTGCAAAAATTACGGGAGTTTTATCAGCTCCCGTAGACATGTGGACCGACACAGAAGTAGCCCAGCCCTCGCTGACGAAGCACTTGCCCGCGAAATCTAATTTACCGACGACGCCAAACACGCCCCCATCTTTTTTAAGTCCAGGATTAAACCGCTTGTCGCCTGACGGAGTGATGCGCTGGTGCCCGACCTGTTCTCTATTAGTATTGAACAATGGCACCACCACGTCAGAACCCTCAAGCACCGCGCCTACGAGGTCAACGCCTTTGCGTTCATGGTAAGGCGTATACGGGTCGAACTGCACTGGAGGCTCCTCCTGTTTGGGCATAGGCACTACATTTGCAAAGTAATCCTTGCCGGTTTGCTTTAGCTTGATTTCTGGTCGTTTCTTTTCGAGTAGCGGCCAACATCCGTCGTGCTCCAGGATCTCGACGATCGCCTGGAAGTCGTTGCATTGCCGACATTGAAATTTTACCAGGCCGTCACGTTCGTGGATCCAGAACCTGGTCGATGGCCAATCTTTATGTCCGCAATTTGGACAGGCGCCGTGATGCTCCCCTGGTGGACCTTCGCGAAGCGCGTATCTTTGAATGATACGGTCGCTCCACTCAGACCAGTATGCCTTTGGAAAGTCAGGCATGAATGCCCAACTCTCTCTCGGTCCACCCAGTGACGCTTAAACCTTTGCCGTTTAACCTGGCGTTTGACATGCCAGTGCCCTGGATAAATTTTTCTAGGCCGGTGTTAAACAAACGCCGACGAAAATCTATACCAACGCGCAGCTCATTGTGTTGATGCCTAATCAGATATTCCCTGACAAAAACCATCGCGTCGTTAGCGTATGTAGCCTGGCCAGATTTCCAGACGTGCAATAGGTTTTCCGCTGTTGTTTCCGGATAGCCTAAGTGTTTAATAATGTAGTGACCGGCACCTATTGACGTATTCATTTTAGGAAAAATTTTATTTGTTTTTTGAGCGCTTTCTACGATGCCTGGATGACGCGTTAAAATCTTATCCATTTCACTGTGCGTAAGTGACCTTATTTTGCTTTGACCAAACGCCAGGTTAGCCAACACTTTCATGGTTGCGGCAACGCCAGTCGCGTGGGGCACGTTGTTCATGCCCAACCTGTCAGAGTAAGTCCTTTTCTTACCCGTATCGATTGTGTGTACGACTTCCGGACTTAACCCTCGCACAACCACGGTCGTTAACGGTAGGCCAGCTTCTAATGCAGCCGTCAGCCTATGCTGGCCATTAAGTAATTTCCCATTAAGGTCGATGCTAATGGCTTCTCCGTTTACCTCCCATTTGCCATGCACAATATCGCGTTTGTACTCCTCAACTTTGCGGCGACTTAATTTTCTGTTGTTTGTATTCCACTGCAACAACTGCCGACATTGTTCCGGCTCTAATGTTTCAGTGTTAACAATTATTGCATTACCTCTTTCCATTATAATTTCCTCCTAATTTAAAATGGGATCTCGTCTTCCGGTCCACCATTAACTGACGGATGAACAGCAATATCCTCTTTCTTTTCAGCTTGTGGGAACGGGCTCGCAGCCTCTACAGTTGACCTGGCAATTGGTTCCGACGTGGTAGGCACTTCCATGTCACCAAAAATTTGAGCGCCTTCCGACTTTTCTTTTGGCTGCGCGAGATCTCCAAAGTAATCTAGTTTTTGCGCTGGCTCCGGCGGCGGCTTACGCTCAGCTCTTGTGAGAACCATAAACGCTTCTGGGCGAGTGCTAATCCCGTGCTTACCTCCGTAGGTCCACGATTTAAGATCGACGACGCAATTAATCATGCTGCCGGTCGTCATTTCGAATTCGGGCTCGCGTTCTGGAACGCCAATCTGTTCAAAATGCTGATCAAAAATTTTAGGTTTAGTGGTTGGCGTTCCGTATGTTTTGATTTGCAGCTTCCGCTGAAACCGACCGTCGTCCGTTTCTTTAAATAGATCCTGCCATTTTTTGACCGGCACATCGTTATCGCCGCCTGTTTCTGGATCACGCACTTTTATAAGCCAATGCTTACCAGGAAAATTTTCTTTAAACATGGCGCTCATTTTAGCGGCCAGCTCTTCAGCTTGCTCCGGCTGAAATTTGATAATGACTTCGTACTTGCCATCTTCATCAAGTATAGACGTGCACTTATCCCATTGGCCGGTCGCGCTATTTTGTTTGTACGGCATATCTAACCGAGGCCATAAAACCTCGACATTAGTAAACCGGATTTGATTGTCTTTTAGTTGCATAGATTACCTCTTCAATTATCCAAATATTCTGGGAGTTCATGTTTCGAGAAGCTGGGCCACCTGGTTTCGTAAATGCCGTGCTCGGCAGCTTCTTTAATATCTCTGTAAGCCGCCTGGACGATCTGCTTGGAGTAATCCAAAACGTAATCGTCGAGCATGTGGAAGTGAGCAGGGTAGGGCCAAGTTTTCGACACGGCTAGGAAGCCCCAGTTTCGTATTTCCAAGCCATGTTCTTCGGCGCACAACAAGTAGTGAGCCGCTTGTATGTAGTAGCCGCGTGTAAAAATCTCACGGCCAAATCTCCTGGGCGATGCGTCCTGGCACGTTTTCACGTCGCCCATCATGCCAAGCTTTTCGCTGTATATATCTGGCCTGGCTTTTAGGAGCTGGCCAGTGTCAGGATCCTCGACAAAGATTGACGCCTCGCAAACGCGGTCTTTTTCTGTCAGCAATTTTTTGCAATGCGGATCGTTCATTAAGCCGCCAACGATCTCACCATCTTTGGCTTCGACGCCGCCGCACATGCCCTGGACCATCTCGTAATCTTTTTGTGTGAGCAGGACTTTACCTTCCTCGATACAGCGCTGCTCGTGCTCCTTATAAGCTTTAGTGGCCCGCGTTTTCTCGGTAGACATTTCGACCAGGTTTAACTCCGGCTGCAAAGTCATTGAATGCGTTGCAGTTCCCAGATCTGCGACCAGCTTGCTTATGTCATTTTTACCGTATTTCGCATGGAACGGGCTATGCAGGATCCAAGACTTTAAGAACGATGCATTAATTGCTGTAGTTGCGTGATAATCTGCGTTTGAAATGTCGTGATAAATTCCTGGTTTCATTTTTCCTCTTTCATTTGTCTGTCGATCATTTCGACCAGGGCAATGCAGCCCTGGACGCGATGCGTCGCGGTGGGCCTGTCAGGCGGTCGCTGGAGATCTTTTTCAAGAGCCTCCAGCTTGTGCTTGAGAAGCGATATGGTGGCGAATACATCGCTCATTCGAACATCTTCGCGGCATTAGCCATGAGCAGCGCTTCGGCTCTGTGTTCGTCCTTTTTGCGGCTTAGCTGGGCTGCTAGTTTCGGGAATGTCCTGGTCGCAATGCGTCGGGCTCCGTCTTTATCTGCCGGCACTCCGGCTGCCTTCTTCCATTTACCAGGCGTCACCTCGGCATACTTCATTTGAAGGAGAGCGAGGGTGCCTAAAATTTGCCCGTATCCACAACCCAGTTTGAAGGCGGATGAAACCCCCTGGAGTGGCCTGGCACCCTGCTTCTCCACTATGCAAAAATCAACGGGAACACTGTTTAATATGTGGCTGAGCTCCAGCGTATTTACGCCGCCGTCAGTCCAGACGGGGAGGTCGTGCACCTCGGCCCAGTCACCGTTCACAATAGCAACACCTCCGGTGCGGTAACCTGGGTCAATCGCTGCGTAATATCGGCTCATTATCCTGCTCCATTTTGTTTTCGCAAATCACCTCGAACTGCGAAGAAATCGTGCGTTTCTGCTCGTTTGCCTCTTTTTTTAGCCATTCGGCGTATTTTTTTTCGACGCGCAGAAATACCGCAACCCGTTGATTATCCATGCTTTTCTTAATCTCACTGCTAGTTAAGCTGATTAGTCGTACATTTAAAATGTATCTGGTACTTTTAATTTATGCTATCAGGTGCTATCTAAAGCAAGAAGACGGAAACGAGACAGTTAGGAGACAACATGGACAACGGATGCAAAGTTTTAATTGGGTGCGAAACTAGCGGTATAGTTAGGGAGGCATTTAACGCGCTGGGCTTCGACACTTGGAGCTGCGACGTGCTACCGGCTGACACGCCGACCAACCGTCACATCCAGGACGACGTGCGAAACGTCATCGACATGGATAATTGGGATCTCGTGTTTATCGGTCATCCGCCATGCACCAGGCTTTGCAACTCCGGCGTCCGCTGGTTGCACAAGGCGCCTCCAGGTCGCTCACTCGACGACATGTGGAGCGAGCTCGACCAGGGCGCCGAGCTATTCAGCGATCTCTGGAATGCGGACGTGCCGTGCCTGGCAATCGAAAACCCAGTGATGCACAAATATGCCAAGGAGCGCATCCGTAACTATCAGCCGTTCACGCAATCAGTGCAGCCCTGGGAATTCGCACACGACGAGCAGGGCGCCGACAATGTGAAAAAGCGCACATGCTTTTGGCTCAAGAATTTACCAGCTTTGCAGAAGACAGGATCTCTCGACGGATCAACAGCTCGCGCCGACGTACACAACGCGACGCCTGGTCCAGATCGATGGAAGATCCGCTCAAAGTTTTACCCAGGCGTAGCAGCCGCAATGGCTGAGCAGTGGGGCAACGCGGCACTCGCCGCACAACATCAACAACTCGCAGCATAGGAGGATATCATGAGCTGGAGAGATCAACCTTTATATGTGGTGGAGTGGGCCGGCGGTGACCGGCTCCCTTACACCAAGAAAATTTATACGTCGCTTACTTGGGCAAAAAAATATTTGTTCAATTATATGAAAAAAAATTTGGCAGAGGGTTACATCCAACTGCACCAGCCATTTGGCGTCGGCAACATTATGGCAATTTCCAGGCAGAAGTTTGGCGGTTTAGTCGAGGTCGAAATTTTTGAGGATGAAGAGGTTGTCGAGATCCTTCATCAAACTGGCACCACATTAAATTGGGATGGAACCGAAGATTTTCTTTTTAGAAAGGAGGAGGCGTGATGGACTTTTTAGATAAACAACTCGGCAAATTTATACAGCCGCCAAAGCACAAGATTGAGATTGAAGCAGAGAAGCGAGACAAAAAGTATTACATGCGCTTGCGCCGTCTCTGTCAAAAGCACGGCATCACATACAAACGTGATCTGTCGTATTGGGATTTTTCAGAACCAATTGGAACCGTAGGCATGAACGAAAACGTCGATGGCTACGAAAACGCTTACTATTATGTAAAGGAGAAATTAGAGCCATGAACTTTCAGATAGTGCAAAAACCGCTGCCGTATCAGCAAATCATAGATATGGCACACGAAATGAAACCAGGCGATTGCGTGGAAAATTTACCAGCAAAGTTAGCCAATATTTTGGAAAAAGAATTGATCGAACTGCATGGCAAGCAAAGCGTCGTAACTCGTTTAGTGTTTGCTGACCGTTGGACAGTATGGAGGAAGAAATGAAAATCGATATTAACAAAACAGAAGCAAATATGCTGCTCGACAGTATTCGCGAATTTGAGCTTGCAGTGTATGAAATGGAAGACGAGTGCGAGGGCTCTTCAGCACACACGCCGGCGGATTTAGTTGCCCTGCAAAAGGCAAAAGAAAAGCTTCTTAAGGTTATGGAAAAATGACCGGCATTAGAAAAGTAGTTGATAAAAAAACGGATCGGGTGCTATTTATTGGAACTTATAAGCAAGCAGTCGATTACTGCATTCATAACAACCTCGGAAAATTTTACGAATTTATCTGGGAAGATCACGTCATCGACGGTGGCGATCAGATCGAAATTAGGGAGCACACACCATGAAGGTCGGTGCGTTTATCGTTGGCGGTGACAAAGAAAGTCAGACCGCCCAGCGCGTGGCTATCACGGAGCATTTTCTGAGCACCGCCGCATCGATTGCTCTTTTTCCTGAGAAGCCAGGCAACGAAAAATATGACGCCGAGGATCGGGTCATGCTGATGAAGGCCGCCAGGTTTTGCCGGAAGCACCAGGCGACTTTTGCCGTCGCCAGTTTGTCGGGCATGTTCGACACACGTTGGAAGGCGCTAGGTTGGCTCGCGTATCAGGCTGAACAATACGGGATAGACATTGTCGTGACCGACGAGCCGCAAGTTAATAGCAGCTCCGTGGGCATACTGAGCGTTCACGCTGACGAGCAGCGCAAAAGATTGGCCGCCAAGTCTAAGGCTGCCCTGGATGAGATTAAGTCGATGCTGAAGCAGGGGAAGCCCGTCAGGACAAAAACGGGCAGGGTGATCAACAAGGTTAA